TAGACGCTCTAATAAGGCAAGGCAAAATAAGACATAATGGTGGAGAACTTTTGAGGTATTGTATGGCCAATGTGGTGGCCAAGGAAGACCATAACCAAAATGTATTTCCTAGAAAAAGCTCCGATAAACTTAAAATAGACTTAGCTATTTCGTTAATCATGGCAATTGCCGGGTGGCTGGTTAAACAGGAAACCGCATCAGTGTATGAAAGTCGTGGAATAAGAACTATATAACCTTACATATTTAAAGCTGTGCGTTATTTTGCTATTTGGGAAAATAATTACTCTGGAAGAAAGATTAAAAAGGCCCAATCTGAGGCATAACAATTTCTATATTTACATAGCGTAACTTACTAATTACCATAGAATCTTAGGAGGCTCTAATGGGCAAATTAATTGAGTTGAAAAATCATAAAAAACCCTTTGAAATTAAAAACAAAACCGAAACAACGGCAGAAATTTTAATCTATGACCAAATAGGTGAGGACTTTTTTAGCGAAGGGGTTACAGCAAAATCTTTCACAGAAGAACTAAATAAATTACCAAAGAGTATTAAACAAATTGATTTAAGAGTTAATAGTCCGGGAGGATCTGTTTTTGATGGGGTATCAATATACCAAAGAATTAAAGATCACCCAGCAAAGGTTACGGCATACGTTGACGGAATTGCAGCGTCTATCGCTTCAATCATCATCATGGCGGCAGACGAAATCATCATTTCTGATGGAGGAATGATTATGATTCATCGCCCTATGTCAGGAGTCTTTGGAAACGTGCTATCTATTTACGCTAAGAAAACTGGTCTATCTAGAGCAGAATTATCTAAAATGCTTTCGGACGAAACTTGGATGACAGCCGAAGAATCTATCGGATTTAAATTTGCAGATAAAAAATTTGAAGCTAAGGACACGCTGCATCTAGTTGCTTCTGCAGTAGAGGGTACAAAATGGTTTAAGAATAAGCCTAAGATGAAGTCCAGTGATGCCCTTGTAAAAGAGAAACTAAAAGAGTTGACGAACAAGGCAAACACATTTTTAAATAATAAAGATAAATAAAAGTTTTGCTCGCTCAAATGCGTAGCTGCTTTATATAACAACCAAATAGGAGATTTTATGAACTTAGAACAAATGAGAGCGAGATTACAAGAAATCGTAGCAAAACTACAAGAGTTTCATTCACTTGAAACTTTTTCAAACGAAGACGTTGATTCAATCAATGAATTAAACTCTGAGTTTGAAGGACTTAAGAAAAATATCGAAGCAAAAGAGAAACTAGAAGCAATGGTGGCAGTAGCAAGTGCCCCAGTTAGAAAAACTTCTCCTGAGCCAGTTGCCGCTGCTCCAAGAATCGAAGTTGGAGCTCCTAGAAATAACGGATTCAAATCATTTGGAGAATTTCTTTCTTCTGTTAAAAAAGCTTCTGGCGGAGAAATGGATAAGCGTTTCGTAAACACTATGTCTACGGGAGTTGATGCTGAAGGTGGATTTCTAGTTCCAGAAGAGTTCATGTCTGACGTAACAAAAACTCTTCAATCTGAGGAATCTCTTCTCTCTAAAACAGCAATTTATCGTTTCTTCTAACAACCTCACACTTCCAAAAGATGAATCTCAACCTTGGACAGGTGGAGTACAAGCTTCTTGGCTAGGTGAAAATGCTCAATATACTGCTACAACTCCTAACACTCTTGCTGAAGTTTCTTTCAAGCTAAATAAGCTTGGTGCTTTAATGCACGTTACTGAAGAACTTCTTTCAGATGCAGTTGCTCTTGAATCATACATTCGTGGTATGGCTCCAATGGCAATGATGCACAAAATTACCGAATCAATCATCAACGGTAACGGAACTGGGAAGCCATCTGGTATCCTAGGATCTACTTTCACAGTAGAAGTCGCAAAAGAAGTAGGACAAGCCGCAGATACAGTAGTAGCTAAGAACATTATTAAGATGTACTCTAAGCTTTTACCTCAATCTAGAGCTAACGCTGTCTGGGTTATCAACGCTGCAGTTGAAGAACAACTACGCTTCATGAAAGATGATGCAGGAAACTATATCTATCTTGCCCCGGGATCACAAATGAATCAAAGCCCATACGGACTATTACTAGGTCTTCCAGTAATTTCTATGATCGGAGCTATGCCAGCTCTTGGGGATAAAGGCGACATCCTTCTAGCTGACTTTTCTTACTATTACTCAATCGTGAAGTCTGGCGGAATGAAGCAAGCCGTATCTACTCACTTAAAATTTGATTACGATGTTCAATCGTACAAGTTTACAATGAGATTAGATGGTAAAGTTCCATTCGCTACACCGATTACTACTCAGTACGGTGCTTACCAAATGTCAGCTTTCATCGTATTAGCTGAAAGAGCTTAATTTTAAATTATTGGGAGAGGAGGAATCCTCTCCCTTTTATGTAGGGGCCATTGGCCCTTATTTTCTATTGGAGAAACAAATGAAAAAGAAAGTTTTATTCCACCAAGATGGATACTTAAATGGAGTTCTCACATACGAAAGAGGGCAAGTCTACGAAATAGACGATACTCTAGGGTCTGCATCAAGATGGCTTAAGCGTGGAGCAGAGTTCGTCGAAGAAGAGGCCAAAGTAGAAGTTAAAGCTAAACAACAAGAAGAGGAAGAAGAATTAGTTGCCAATGAAGAAGGCAAAGAAGAGAATAAAAAGGGTAAAAAGAAATAAGGATATTTACCTATGAAACTCTCTAACTTCATCCCTAAGATATTTAACAGGGCTAAGTCTGAATCTATACGGTCCAGAAAACCCGCTACAGGATATTCAGGAGGAACAGTAGTAGATGAAAATTCTGCTATGACGGTTTCCTCTTATTACCGTGGAGTGATGTATATTTCATCACAACTAGCCAAATTACCCATACACATAAAAAATAAAGATAACGAAGTGTTAGACAATAACATTTCGTTTCTTCTAAATGTTCAACCAAACGTAGAAACTACAGCGTATCACTTTAAACTTTTTCTAATCCAATGTGCTATCAACACAGGCCACGGATATGCGGAAATTGTTAAAACTGGTGACGGAAGGCCAACTGAACTTTGGCCGCTAAATCCTAGAAGAGTTACTCCCACAAGGAATGAAGCTGGACAACTATTTTATCAAATATATGAAGGGGGTTTAAATGGGGAAACAACTTATTTACGCCCAGATGAAATATTGATTTTTAGAAATATTCACACAAGAGACGGAATACAAGCAGAATCTACAATAGCCTTTGCTATGGAAGCTCTAGGTATCTCTCTTGGTGCTGATAGATTTGCGAATGGATTATATGCTAACGGAGGACTCCCTTCAGGGGTATTAACACATCCCGGATCTTTATCTGATGACGCTTACTCAAGGTTGGCAGAATCTTGGAAAAAGTCTGTAGGTGGAAGGAAGACAGGAGCAACTGCTATTTTAGAAGAGGGAGTAACCTACAGTCCCGTCTCACACTCCCCAGACATTTTACAGTTTGTAGATACTAGGAAATTTGGAGTTATCGAGATAGCTAGATTCTTAGGGGTGCCTCCAATTAAGTTATTTGACATGGATTCTGCAAAATATGGAAACATGGAACAAGTTCAGTTGGAAGTTGCTACTGACATCTTAGATGCTTGGGCAAGAAATATAGAATCGGAAATTGATATAAAACTTTTGAAAGGTCGCAGGGCCAATCAAAGATGTGAAATGGACCTTTATGCAGTCTTCCGTGGAGACATGTCTACTCGCTCAACATATTTCACTAAAATGATGCAATCTGCTGCCATGACTCCTAATGAAATCAGAATTAGAGAGGGTATGGCCCCCTATAAAGATGGAGATAGGTTCTTCCTAGCAACCAACAATTTCTCGCCAATGGACAGAGTAGACGAAATAATTGATAATCAAGTAGCTCCTGAACCAACTCCCGCTCCATCAAATGAGCCTGATCCTGCTTCAGAAGCTATTGCAAAATACATTGAGAAAAAACTGAACTAACCAAACTCGTTTATACGCAGTAGGAAGTGAAGATTGGATAACAAAGCATTAGTAGTGCTCATTGATCTTTTAATTAAAGATCAAATGGCTAAAATTGAATTGCCTGAAGGCCCGGTAGGACCAAGAGGATTACGAGGTAAAGACGGCAACGATTTCGATATAGAGGATCATAAAGATTCGTTAATCGCTTTAATAGAATCTCACTCCAACATAACCTTAACATCTGAACAAATAGAAAGCTTGAAGGGCCGGGACGGTATTGATGGCCGTGATGGTAGAGACGGTAGAGATGGCAAATCTGTCTACATAGAAGAAGTTCTACCAGAACTTAGTTCGGAATTAAAAAGCAAAATAGAACTGATGAAGGATGATCTGAGACTAAAGTTCTCCGATCTAACTTCAGAGGAACTGGAAAGTATCCGAGGCCGAGATGGAAAGGACGGTAAAGATTTCGATTTTGAATCTCATTCTGAAGAAATACAACTAAAAATAAAATTAGCTATAGTTGAATCTAGAGATTATTTAAAATTAAAGTTTGAAGATTTATCAGAAGATCAGAAATTAGAACTTCGAGGTTCTAGAGGGCAGAGGGGTAAGTCCGGGAAGGATTTCGATTTCGATGAAAATAGAGATAGAATAGTATCACTAATAAATTCATTCATAGAATCTAAATTACCTGAATTAAAATTAAAGTTTTCAGATCTGACAGAAGATGAAGTTTCTATTCTAACGGGAAGAAATGGAAGAGATGGAAGAGACGGGAAGGATTTTGATTTTGAAGAAAGCCGGATAGAAATACAGAATCAGATATGTGAATATATTAATTCAGTAAAAGATTATTTCAAATTAACTTTTTCAGATCTCACTGAAGACGAAAAAAG